ATTCGTCGTCCCGTAGGGTCTGTGTCACCAGCACGTCCAGCCCCTGTGCCCGGCACTCCGCCAGCCACGCCTCCGCGTTGGCGCGCACGTCCGGGCGCAGGTCGTCAAGGCTCCGGCTGTTGATCATTGCTCTGTGCCCCCGCGCGCTTGGCGTCCACCCAGCCTTCCGACCAGATGTAGGAGATCAGCGCGCCCAGCCCCATGATCACGCTTGCCACCTGCGTGATGACGTTCTCGGGGAATTGGAACGCGGTCAGAAGCGCCGTGATAAAGGCCACCAGCGCAACCCAGAATTTTCTGCTCGTCAGCTTGCGAATGATATCTTCCTTGGTCATGTTCTTTTCTCCTTCCTTATGCCCCCGGCGCGCCCGCCAGGATCCATGCCACAAAGCCGCCCACGATGGCGGCCAGCGCCTTGTCCACGACGCCCTCCCAGCGCTTGCCGGGCTTCGACGTCAACGCCTTGACGTCGCTCTTGATTTCCTTCACGTCCTTCTCGACGGATTTCTCGCGTGTGGCCAGCACCTCCACCGAGGTGATCAGCCGGTCCAGCGCGTCCTGCCGCTCCTCGACCTTGTCCAGCCGCTTGGTGTTGTTCTTGCTGCGCGCCTCGGTCTCCGTCAGCGTGCGGACGATGTCTTCCTGTGTCATGACGTCACCTCCTCTGTCAGCTCCAGCAGACGATCCAACCGCAGGATCCGATCCAACCATGCAAAAATGATCTTCTCCATGCCGCACCTCACAGCTCCAACACAATCGGCTCCACTGTTTCCGTCGGTGACACCCCCCACAGCGACAGTTTGCCGTGTTCGCGGTCAATCAGTCCGTAGCAGCAGATAAGTTTGCTTCCAGCAAAGCAGTCTGCAACGTACACCGGAAAACCGAACCCAGTTTTATCCCTGTACCAGACTTCGTGTTCGTGTCCGTGAAAAGAACAAAGCAAATCGGTTTTACAGTTGCGGAAATCAAACGTATGCGTTGCGCCGCTCGAATCGGTGTAACTTCCACTCGTTTTTGCTTTTCGTGCGGACAGGATTTCTTTCGATGAAAAACCGGAATCGCCTACCGAAACTGCCGCGCCGTCCGCTGCTCTGACATAAGTTCCTCCAAGTGGTTCGTGCTGAATGATGACCACATCAAGTCCATCGTCTGCTTCCAGCTCGTCGATCAGCCATTCATACTGATCGCTTGTGATCTCGTTGCGAAACCCAGAGGCTTTCGTGCTGTCGGGAATATAAGGCTGTAATACCAAATATTTCACATGGTACTCTGAATCAACGACCTTGTAATATCCGTAGGTACTGCTGCCAAGCACCGCATTGGGTGGCGTATAAGAAGCGATCAGCGTCGGAAGATCGGCAATCATAGTAGCGTCTGCGTTGTTTGTCAGAAACTCATGGTTTCCCATCACAGTGATGTAGTTTGCAATACCTGCACTATTCGCCGCATGGTTGGCAGGATTCGCGCCGTCGTAGTAATAGCTGGAATAGTCTCCAAGCTGAATGTTTCTAACGTAACCGCAATAACCTTCTGCCAAATTGTGGCAGCCGATGTTCCCCCAACTTCCGTGTCCGTGTCCATCTGTTTGGATGAAAAAAGGAATAGCATCTTCCGAGCGGTTGTATGCGTCAATCATGGCATTGCGCTGTTGCGTAGCGGTAGCAAGCCATGTTTCTCGCTCATCCATACCGCCAGACAGTTTCGTTTTCACAAGCGGATTAAGCGACCGTCCGAGAACATCATAGGCAAATTCCAGCGGTGGGAAACTATCGGTGCTATAAGTATGGCGAAGTTTTTCCCCGCTGATACCATATACATTATTCATACAATCACCTCGTCACGCTTGTGACATAGGTAGTCATGTATTTTTTCATAATCGCGTTGGACACCCATCCTGTACTCTGAGTAACCCAAAGCCGCACGCCGTATCCGGTTGGAATGTGATACGTTGTTCCGATATCAACAAGCGTATGATCCCAACTGGTTGGGTTTTCAGTAAACGCCATCGTTTGCGGGTTCAACTGTCCAATATGTGTGCCGTTCTCGTCATAAACGAGAATTGCCAAATTTACCTGCGTCACATTATCGTTAAAATAGACGGTTTCGTCACTTGCGTCTGGTGTCGGGAGCGAAAAATCGAACCCAAAACCACGATCGTAAAGAATTTCGGTCATTCCCAATCGTCCCGCATAAGCAGAGGACGGTGCGAAGTCATTTGTTTCGGAGTTATAAGAGCCGTTCACCCAAGTAACAGATACATCTTCTGGCGCATAGTGCGTTACATTTACCGTGAACGAGGTGTTGAGGTTGTTGTAATACACGTTGACGTTGCTCGTCCCTGCGGTAAGTGTGCCACCAAGAAGATAGTCAGAAACATTTCCGCTTGTTCCGTCATCATAAGTTGCCGTTACCGTCAGATACGGTCGCAGTGAATCAAGGCTGGAGGTGTCGTACACGACATTGCTACCTTGATTAAAGACGGCAGAAATGGAAACCGCCTCTTTCGGGTGCTGTGTTACAACGACCGTGAACGTATCACTTTCACCGCCAAAAGAAGCTGTGATAGTGCTAGTCCCAACCGCAAGCGAACCAGAAAGCGAATAAGCGGACACAATGTTGCTTTTTCCGTCATCATATGTTGCAGTTACAGTTAAATACGGCCTAAGTGAATCAACACTCATGTTGTCGTAAATCGTGTGATTCCCTTGTTCAAACACGGCAGAAAGACTTGTAACAACTACATCTTTGTGTGTGACCGAAACCACAAAAGTTGCCGACTTTCCTTCGTACAGCACTGTAATCGTACTATTGCCTTCTGCAAGCACGCCTCTCAAAGAGTATTGGGTAATCGTTTCAGTGTGGCCGTCATCATATGTCGCAGTTACAACAAGCCACTGGCGCAGGATGTCAATAGAATCATTGTCATACACGACATGATTGCCTTGGTTAAACGCAGCCGAAATTTCAATCAAGGTTGCAGGCGGGTACAGCGCAACGTACAGCGCGTCGTAATAGTCCTGTCCGTGCGTGTCACTATAACTCGTTTTTTCAGCAATCGTCAGCAAGGCCGATTTTACGGCATCTGTCATTCCACCGCCGCCACTTTTTGCGGCCTCGTTGATTGCCGCGACAACGTTCGATTTGTTTTTTGTGGTCAAATCGGCAAGGTTGCCAACTTCGGTCTTTCGTGCCGCGTCGACATCGAAAAACTCTTCAAGTCCACCGTCGTTCCTGCGCTGACCCTTGATCTTAATAGCCATTATGAAACCCTCCCATATAAGCGGACCGTGCCGCCAGTGAAAACACTTGCGGCCTTATACAGCGCAAGCACGACGCTGCCCGGCGTGAAATTTTGTAGGGTTAGTACCGTGCCGCCACCTCCACCAGTTACGGATGAGGAGAACCCAAAGCCGCCGCGAAATTCTTTTCCATCAACCGTTTTGGATTCGACGAAAAACATTTGAAGCAGTGCGTTTTCGACGGAGGCTTGCTTTAGATACGGACCGCTTTTGGTAGCGTTGTCGATCGTCGGATACAGATAGTCAGTTGAATGGGCGAGGTTATCCAGTTCCACAAAAACTCTGTGGTCTTCAAGCGCCAATGCCGGGATCGGAAGCGTAATCGTTGAAACTTCTTCCGTCACAGTGTGTTCGCTGATCAGCCCGTAAACGGGATCGCCACTACCGCCACCGCCGCCAGAAATATTGCCAATTTCGCTAACGAAGCCAGCAGGAAAGGCAAGCTGACCGGCGCCGCCAGACTTTGCGCGGATCGCGTTGGCAACAGAGGCAAGGTCGCTGTCGAGCTGTGCAGAATCAACCAGTTTGTCCAGTGCCATCAGTAATTGCCCCCTTGCCATTCAGATAGTGTCTGTGCCACCCATGCAGTGCCGTTATACACAAGAAACTGTCCTGCGGTCGGATTGGACGGCGAAGAAATTTTATCGTCCACAGCCGCTTTTACAACCTTATTCTGCACAGGATTCTCGCTGGTAGCAGAAAGCGCATCGTCAACAGTAACGCTACCGCCACCGCCAGAACCACCACCGTCAACAATTCGGTTAATGTAAAATCCGTCCGTATCTTGTTCGCTGAGGATAGCGTTACCGCCCGCAACGACACCCGTGTCCACGTATGCCTGCGCCAGCTCGTCCCACTCCAGCCACGTGCCGTTCTCGCCGATCTTCGGCGCCGGCTGCCGAGCGGGAAAATCACTCTGGATCATGTTCTCACGCTCCTCTCACTCTGCAGCACCATCATCTGCGGGTTGTTGATCTGTCCGAAGTCCATGCTTATCCTCCTTTATTCCTTGGTCAGGTATTTCACGAAGTAGGTCAGCGGGGTGTTGTTGGAATACCTTCCCTCACTGGTGTCGCACTGAGAAATCGTTCCGGAAATCGTGATAGCCCCTTCTCCGATCGTAACAATCGAAGAATGGTTGACGAGTTCTTCTTTCTGCGTCATATCGATAACCAGGTATACGTCGGTGCCATCGCTGAAGGAGTATCCGTCTATTGTCCTGGACACCGAGCCGTTCAAACGCAGGAAAACGACCGCATCTGACGGGATGCTGATCGTCGCTGAGGAAGCAACCCTGTAATAGTTCGTGCCGTTGGTGCGAGTGATTTCCGTCGCCGCCGACCCGCTCACCGTCTTCATTTTCACGATACCGGTCAGATCGGGGATCCCCAGATTCTCCCTTGCTCCTGCGGCATTCACCGCGCCGGTGCCGCCGTTGGCGACGCTCACCGGTAGATCGGGGATCTCCAGCGCGGCCTTCGCGCCCGCCTTGTCGTTCGCTCCGGTTCCGCCCTTGCTGAGCGGCAGGAGGAAGCCCTGCGCCAAATCGCTGACGCCCGGCGCCCAGTCCGACGCCTTGGCGCCCACGTCCGCAGCGCCCAGCGAGATGTCCGCGCTCAGCGCCTTTCCGTTGACCTTCCGTGTCTTGGGCACATAGTCCAGCGCGGGGATCTGCGCGGTCGGCACCTTGCCGCTGCTGTCCAGAGACGCCACGCCGTTTGCCGCGCCCTTCTGGCTCGCCGCGATAAAATTCATCGCCGGCAGCTGCGTCCCCGGGATCTTGCCGTCGCTTCCCAGCGTTGCCACGCCGTTTTGTGCGCCCTTCTCGGTCGCCGGGATCGCGCCCACATCGGCAGCCGTCAGCGCCTCGATATCCGCCTGCGTCGCGTAGGAGGCGCTCAGTGCCTCAGGCGTAAAGTGCAGCTCCAGCGTAACCGGAATGTCCACCTCCGGCTTGGCGAACATCGCCCGGAAGGTTACGGAGGAGGTGGTCGCGCTCTGCAGCCGAATGATGCAGCGGTTCGCCTCGGCGTACTGCGCGTCCGTCGCGCCGTTGGACAGGAAAGCGTGCCCCGTCTGGTTCTCCGCCAGCGCGTCCGCGCCCACGTTCACCGTCTGAACATACGGCTCGCCCGCGCTCCATCCGGCGGCGGTCAGCGTCAGGCTGATGTTCTTCGCACAGAGCAGGCCGTTGTCCAGGCCGGTCTGAAAGCGGCGATCCACGTTGTTGTAGATCGTCTCGCTCTGCTCTTTGTAAAATTTTGCGTTGTCCGTGTTCTCACCGGATCGACTCCCCGTGCCGCCCTTGGCATAGCTCTGCGCCAGCGTGGCGCTCTCCGCTGCATAGGCTTCAGACTGCCCTGCGTAATACTCGCTGCGCGAGGCGTTGTTCGCATAGCCCTGCACAAGATCCAGGGACTGCTGCGCGTCGTCTGCCGCCCGACTCGCATGGTCCTCGCTCGCTGCGGTTTCCTCGGCATACTGCTGCGCCCGGGTCGCGTCCTGCCCGGCGGACGTGGCGCTCTGCGCGGCTCTGTCCGCCTGCGCGGTCGCCTGCGCCACGATGCCGCTGTTCTCGTTGGCGCGGGCGGCCTCGGCTGCCTCGCGGGCGGCCTCCTGCGTCTGGCGCGTAGTCTCGTTGCTCTGGCGCGTGGTCTCGTTGGCCTGTCGCTGCGTTTCCTGCGTCTCGCGCACGCTCTCCGCACCGGCGCGGGCCTGTTCGGTGGCGTCGGCGGCGATGATCTGCGGGATCAGCGTTTCATTCAGATAATCCTTCAGCCCATCGCCAGCCGCATCAAATGCGGCCTTCAGCTCTGCAGCGGTCAGCCCGCCCACGTCGTTCGGCTCATCGTCCAGTTTCTTAATAACGTCTGTGTCCACTTCGCACAGGGGGATCATCAGCACCTCGTTGTCCGGCATGCGTTACGCCTCCATTCTGGGCACTTCGCCCGTTTCATTGATCTTTCTCTGCAGCGCGCCGTAGCCTGCGCCACCGCGCAAAGGCGGCGCGCTCTGGCTCATGTCGCCCGGCGCGCTGCCGCCCGGCATGGCCGGTACGGCCTCCGGCGGCACCATCTGCCCGCGCTCTGCCGCTTCCATGATGGCGATCAGGCTTTCGCGGTCGGTGATCTGCCCGTTGGGCAGACGCCGCAGATATTCGCTCGTCGGGATCAGCTTCTGCATCAGCAGGTTGTCCAGCGTCTGCATGCTGGCGATCTCGCTCCAATAGCTGCTCGCGCCCGCGTCAAGGTCGATGCTGCAGGGGATGGACTTGAGCGCGTTGAAGTCGAAAGCAACCACCAGCACCCCGCCCACCTGCGGATCGGGATTCTTGATCTCCACATAGCGCCTGCCGTAATACTCCGCCATGAACGCGTTGTAGATGCGGCCCAGATCCTCGATGCACTGCAGCAGGTTCTGCTTCGTCAGCTCCATCGGCGTCGCCGCTGCGCGCTGCAGGGCGATGATGGCGCTGGTGTTGTCCGGGCGCGTGTCGCCCAGGGCAACGTCCGTCGCGCCCAGGAATTTCTGCGTGTAGCTGATGGCCACCTCGATGAATTGGGAGATCTGCGGCGAGATACTCGCCGGGTCGACGATCTTTGCCACGTTGTCCACGCCGCCGTTTACGCCGATGGCCGCGCCCACCTTGCTGCTCCACTTGCTCACCTTGGTCTTATCGTAGATCACCTTCGGATAGGCAAGCGTCATCAGCGAGATCATGCTCATGGCAAACAGCTTGTTCACAAAGATCTGGTTGGGGATCAACCCCGTGATCATCGCCTGTCCGTGATAGCTGTCCTGCACGTAGTCCCAGGGCAGCCACACCAGTGGATAGAGCGGGATCCCCAGCGACCATTCCTTGCGCAGCTGCGCCTGCCGCGTGCATTCATAGGCGTTCACCGTGCCCTGCTCGTCCTTCCACAGGTACAGCAGCACCGTCACCTTGTCTTCGCCGCCCAGCTCGTCCAGCTCCACGTTGCCGCTTTCCTTGCCGTCCGCAACGATGTTGAGCAGGCTGTCCTGCCCCGCGCCGTGCTCTCTGGCATAGTCCCGCGCCTCGCTCACCAGCATGCGCCGCTCGATGATGAGATAGGGCTGGGTCTGCACGTCCCGGGAATTCGGGTTGCCGAACTGCACCTGGGTGTTCAGCAGCACCTCCGTGCGGATCGCGCCCTTGCTTTCCTGCCCGGTCTCCGCGTCCGGGTCCCAGTAGGTGTACAGGCAGCCGTCGCCGTCCACCGCGGAATTGCGGCAGAACTCGCGGATCAGTCCGCCCATTTTGTTCTGCTCAAAAATGCCCGCGTACTGGTCGTTCAGAATGTCGCTGAACGCCTCCAGCAGCTGCGCCGGCGCCCGGCCGCTGGACGGCATGGGCTTGGCGTGCAGCTTGAGATTGTCCGTCGACACGTTGGCCACGGAAAACAGCACCACGCGCTTGAGGAAGTTGAACACCGGCGTCGGCAGGCCGTTGCTCTTCACGCCCTCCCACTGCTTGCCGATGAAGAAATTCTCGTTGGTCTGCACCGTGTCGTACAGGTTGATCCCCTGGTTGAACTGCAGGCCCTTCTCATAGGCCCGGCTCACCTTCTCGGGGGTCATCTTTTCATGTCTCAACTGTCTTCACCTCACTTTACGTAGCCCGCATAGCGCAGCTTGATGTCCGTCTCGATCACCGTCGCCGTCGCGCTCGCGGAGTTGCTCTTGAATACCAGCCGATAAAACGTCGCCTTCTTCACCTTGATCTTCACCCGCTTCACCTGCGGCTTGCGGTTCGTGCGGAAAGACCAGTGGGCGAAATTCGCGTGCAGGAAGGTCGCCAGGTTGTAGGCCACCACCTTCTCCGGATATTCACTCCTCCGGTTGGTCTCCACCGTCACGTAGATGCGCGCCCCGCTCTCCGGCTGCATCGCCACAAAGAGCATCGGCGAGTATTTCAGCAGCCAGTCCTTGGAAAAGTCCATCGCGCCCGTCGCGGCGTAACAGTCGATGTCAAGGGCGTCGTCGTTGCGGTACTCTCGGGAGAAGTGCACCACGCGCCCGTCCCCGGAAAAGCCGTACACCTCGTTCTCGATCTCCACGACCCGCTCAAACGGCAGGCTGTCGTAGTAGTACCAGGTGCTGTTGCCGTAGTTGAAGATCAGCGCCCGGCCGTCGCCCAGCATCAGCCAGTATTCGTGCTCGTGGGCCAGGTTGGCCGTGCGGATCGTCCGGCTCTCCACGCCGCGCAGCGTCCGCGATACGGGGTCGCTCACGCGCTTGGCGTTGTTTTCACTCGTCGTGATATATCCGCTGCGGCTCGTGCTCTTCCAGATGAACACGTTCCCGCTCTCCAGCGTCAGCGGGTCGTTCTCCACCAGCAGCACCTGTCCCGGCGCCTCGTTGCCGATCTGGCGGTTCACCGGCTGCACGTAAAAAGCCGCCGTCGTGCTCCCGCCCTCCAGGCTCATCTGGCTGTACTGGATCACCCACGCGCTGTTCGGCTTGTAGGCCATCAGCCGGGAGTAGTGGCGCACCAGCGCCGTAATCGGCGTGTTCGCCTCGCCCACCGTCAGCTCGCTCATGGCTGGGAAATAGGCCGCGCTGGGCTGCCCCGTACCGTATTCGATGCCGCTGTAGATCGCCCGGTTCGTCCCGTCGCCGTAGAGGAACACCCGCGTATCCGTCGAGCCGTTGTACAGCTCTGCGTATCGCATACCCCTTACTTCGCTGTCCGTAGCCTCGCCCTTGGTGTAGCAGATCTCCAGCGTGTTCGTACCGGCCGCCGGCGCGCTTTCCAGCGTCACCTTTCCGTCCGCGGCGGCCAGCGTCCAGCCGCTCTGCTCCGCGCCGCCCAGCTTGACCGACGTCACCGCCGTCACGTCCTTCTCCGGCAGCTGGAATGTCACCGCCGTCCCGTCCGGGGAGAACTGCACCCGGCGCTCATTGGTCAGCCGGTTCACGTTCTCCAGCGTCGTTCCCTCGCCGCCCGGTGTGGTGGCCGTCTGGATCAGCGGCACGTAGGGCGTCACCGCCGCAAACTGCGTGCCGGCGCCTCCGTCCCAGCTCATGTACTCCGCGCCGTTGAGCAGATACACCTTTCCGCCGAAGCCGAAAAAGCTGGTCTCCGCCTCCGTGCACTGTCCGATCACCCGGGCGCTGTTGGTCTCCACGTCCACGTCGAACAGATATCCGGCGTACGCCGCGACCGTGTGCTCTCTCGCCCCCACGTAACCGCGCCAGACGCCGCAGATCCGTGCAGTTTCATCATCGGTGGGTATGGCTGCCCCCGCCGCGTTCGCCGCCGTGCGCAGCGAAATAACGCTTTTGGAGCCGGGGCGCTTCTGCAGGTGCTGTTCCTGCGTGATCTTGAAGTTGCGCATCTCGGCCAGCTCGCCCGCCTTGAGCGTCGTGTCGCCGTCCGGGTTCTCCTGTAGTCCCAGGAAACGGCGGATGGAAAAGATCGTCGCGTCGTTCCTTGCCTTTACCTGCATGTCTTATCCTCCGTAGCTGAGATAACCGGTGCTGGCCTCGCCGCCGGTCATAGCCTCGTCATAGTCCTCGCCCCGCTCGTCATCGTCGTCCTCACGCGGCGCCATCAGCTCCGCGCCCAGCGTCCGCGTGATGCAGAAATAGCGCAGCGCGTCGTTGATGTGCGTGATGTTGTGCGGCTCCGTGGCGCAGTCGCTGGGGTTCTTCTCGTCGTGCTGGATCAGCGCTATGTTGCGGATCAGCCCGCGGCAGTCCTCCGTCACCAGCAGCCCCGGCCGGTCCTTCTCGTCTTTCATCGGCTTGAGCATTTCCTTCTCCACGGCCCAGCCCTGCACGCGGTTGTTGCTGGCGCGGATCAATCCCACGCCGTTCTGGGCGAAGATCTCCGCCATGTTCCGGCCGCTGTCCTTCTGGCGGCTCCACATGTCCGGCGGCGCTATGGTCGCGTCCACGATCTCATGTGGCTGCGTCAGATCCAGCATCAGCTTTGCCGCCTCGGACACGATCAGCCCCGGCTGCTGCACCTCGCGGTACACGTAGCAGCGTCCCTCAAAATCCACCGCGATCCAGAGACAGGCGAACATATCAAGACCGTAGTCAAACGCCCGGTATTTGCGCCACTCTCCGGGGATGCGGGCAAAGGGCTTGATGACATGGGTCTCCTTGGTGAATTCCGGGAAGAACGTGCCGGCCAGAGCGTCCCAGTCGCCGTAGCGCCACGCCCGGCGCACGTCCTCCGGCAGCAGGTCCAGCATCTGCTTGTATTCGGGGCTTGCTTTGAGCAGCTGCGGGTTGTCGTCAATGGTCGCCTGGATGAAGTAATAGTCCTTCGGATTTTCGTCCGGCGTGAATTCCCGGTCGACGAACAGCCGCTTCACCCACTCATGCCCCACGCCGCCGGGGTTGCAGGTCAGGTACATGCGCCGCGGGATCTTCGTCGAGCCGCGCAGGCACGCGCCCAGCGTGCGGAACTGCGATTCGGTGAATTGCGTCGCCTCGTCAATGAAGATCCAGTCGTATTCAATGCCCTGGTATTCCAGGTCGTCCCCCGCGCCGTAATGGCCGAATTTGATGATCGAGCCGTTGGGGAAGGACAGCATGCGCATGCTGCCGTTGTAGGTTGCCAGCTCTGCCGGCAGCATCGCCCGCATGGGCAGGATCAGGCCCTGCTCCAGCTCCGGGTATTCCCGGCGCACGATCAAAATGCGGATGCCGTCATGGGTCAGCGCACCGAGGATCGCCTTGATGCGCAGCACGTGGCTCTTGCCGCCGCCGCGTGCGCCGCCATAGGCCACGTAGCGGTTGCGCGCCATGCAGAATTCGCGCTGCTTCGGGTTCAGCTCCCCCAGCTCCAGCCGGGGCTTGCCGTATCCCGCCGTTTTTCCTCTCATGCGTTCACCTCTAATGACATCGGTATGGAAAAAGGGCGGGAACGCTGTGTTCCCGCCCTGTGGTTGGGGCGATTAAGTACCGGAGGGCGCGCTGCCCAGCTTGTACGCCGCGACGCCAGCGGCCTTGGCCGTCAGGACGAAGGAATCGAAATAGATTCGGCCTTCCACCACGGGTCCGTCGAAGCCCTGGGCGTCGTTGCGGATGTGGTAATTCTGCAGCTTCACCGGGTCGACGGTGCAGCCCTTGTACTTCACCAGGAACTCCGTGCCGGTGGGGAACCAGCTGTCGGGGATCGGGACGACCTTGCAGCCGTTGATCGTGCCGACCACGCCCTTCTCCACGGCGGCGTTGCCCATCTTCTCCAGCTGGACGACCGCGTCGGCCTGCACCAGCAGGATGTAGTTCTTGATGGGGACGAACAGGGTGCGGTTGCCCTCGGGGACAAGCGCGTTGCTCATCTCGCCGCAGGTGCTGATGATCGCGGGGAGGATGGTGCTCTTGGTCAGCGCAGTGTTCGCACCGGAATAGACCTTGGTGCCCGCGCCGTCTGCCCACTTGCCCAGGCGGTACTTGTCCAGCTCGGGGATGACCACCTCGTCGATCTCGCGGCGGAGGGCAGCGCCCGCGGCCTTGTTGATGGCCTCGTCGCTGTTGTCGCCTGCGTCGATGGCAAAGGCAAAGCTCTTGTCCTGGGTCATCTGCATTTCCTGCTTGGTGTCGCCCAGGTTGGCCACCGCGCCGAAGCGGTTGCTGGCCGCCGTGCGGTTGAAGTTGTTCAGCGCCACCACGTCCACGCTCTGGACGACGATGGTTTTTGCGCCGACAAAGGAATACTCGTTGCCGGCGGCGCCGTTGGTCACGGACTGCTTCTTGAAGCGCTCCGCGATTTTGGAATGATACTTAGTCGCGTAATTCTGTGCCATTGATAGCCTCTCTTTCATGTCTGGCAGAGAGGCACACGGCTGTGTCAGCCGTCAAATCCGTCCAGGAACGGGTCTGTGTTCTTCGCGTCGTTTCCGGCGCTCTTCATGCTGCCGGAGCTGCGCGCGGCATTCGTCGCGTTCTTCGCGGCGGTCTCCGCCCGCTGCTCCTTCTCTTTGGCCTGCGTCACCAGATAGCGGCTGTAGGCCGCCACCAGCGGCGCGCCGCGGTTGACCTCGTCCCAGACGGCTTGCGGGATGGCTGACTGGTCGCCGCCTCTCGCCTTGTCGTATACGTCCGGGTACGCCTGCCGGAACATGTCCAGGTCGTTTCGGATCTGGTCGTTCTTCCGGCCGCGTTCTGCTTCGGCCTCGCGTCTCGCCGTCTCTGCGGCGGACACGGCGGCCTCGCGGTCCTCCAGCTCTACCACGCGCTTGGCGTCGGCGTCGCTCATGCCCTGCGCGCGCTTGGCCTCCATGCGGACGGACTTTGTAAAGTCCTCCAGGCTCATGTTGGCGTTGCGCGCCAGCTCCGTGAAGATCTCGATCATGGGCTTGGCTTCGTCGTACTTGCTGCGCACGCGGTCGTAATCATGGCCCTTCTGCAGCAGCTCCGGCGTGATCTGATCCGCCGTCATGTGCATCTGCTGGCCCATGTATTTGAAGTCCCACGCTCGCTCGGCGGGCTTTTCAGCCTCCGCCTCTTTGTCCGGCTGCTCCGGCTCATGCTCCGGTGCGCCGTCAGTCGGTGCGCTCGGCTCAGAAACGGTGCTGGTCTGCTCCGATTTCGGCTCTGCGCTGCCGTCCTCCGCGTCCTCCGGCTGGCCTGCCTGCTCAGCGGTGTCCGGCTCGTCGTCAAATCCCGCCAGAAAATCGTCCGTCTGGTCTGTCGGCTGCGTGTCTACCGGCGTCCCGGTGTCCATCGCGCTTTCCTGTGTGGTGATGACGGTTTCGTCCATAGTTCAATTCTCCTTTCCTCCCTCTGGTCGGGGAGGGTATTTCAGCGGGCTGGTCTGCCCGTTGTTCACGTTCTCAGAAATTCCAGCGGCCGTATTCGCCGTGCTCAATGCCGGCGCCGTAGCCCTCCCAGGCGTAGGGATTCTCGATGTCCTCCCATCCGTCCGCCGCGGGAAGCGTGGCTCTCGCCTGCGCCAGCCTGTTCTGGTAGTCGCCCCAATAGGCGTTGTATTTCGTCGTGTCCTCGTCGTACACGAACAGCGCCGCAAGCCCCGCCGGCAGCGCGGACATGCAGATGAAGTCATCCATGTCTACCCTGTCAGTCATCTTGCTTACAGGCGGATGCGTCGGGCGCATGCCCGGCCGGGACAGCACCCGCCAGTAGCGCGGGTCTCCCGGCGGCATCTGCCCTTCCGGTCCATCCGCCCAACAAAGATACCGCACGCCCTCATACGTCATCTTGTCGCCGACGCCATACCATGCGTTTTTGTCATATTCCGGCAGATTCTGGCTGTACGTGTCGCTGTAGGGGTACGCCTCGTTGAGCAGCGTGTTCAGCAGCTCGCAGCAGCGGACTTTGTACTCCCGCGTGTCCGCGGTGTCGGTGCTGCCGCTCTGCTCGTTCTGCGCGTCGATCAGATGGATCGCCTTATCGAAAATCTCCTGTACGGTGCGCATCTGCCGCGCCTCCTCTCAGTCCCCGTCAAAGCCGGTCTTGCCGTTCACGCTGTAGGTCATGATGTTCTGGAAGCCCTCGTCCAGCTCGTCGCGTCTGACCTTCCCGGCTTCCTCGTCCATTGCCTCCTGCACCCGCTCCTCCGTGCGCCGGTCTGCCTGCGCCTTAAAGCACCGCGCGCAAAGGCCTGCGGTCAGCAGCGCGTTCAGCGCGCTCAGCAGCAGTATCACGATCAGCAGCGTCTCCGTCATTTCGCCAGCTCCTCGTCGTAGTCTTTCATCATGATCTCCAGCTTCACGTCGCCGGAGACCTCCGTCTTGTCCTGCCATCCGCCGAAGCGCTTCTGCTTCTTCGTGAAGATGTAGCGGCTGGCCATCGCCTTATCCATAAAGCGCGGATCGACGCTCATTTCGTACTGGATCCGCGTGTATGCCATCTCGACCGTCTCCTGCAGGTCCGGGCACCGGTCGCCGCTGAGCCAGTTCCAAAGCGTCCTCACGGTCACGCCCAGGTAATAGGCCAGCCCTTCCTCACCCACCAGCTCGCCGGTGGTATGGATGTGGTCGAAGTATTCGTCGATTTTCGCCTGCAGCGACGCCGCGTCCGCGTAGAAGCGGCGCTCGTCCTGCTTCTTCTCGGCCTTCTTCCCGGTCTTTTCCTTCTTCGGTCTCGGCATCACGCCACCCCCTTCCTCGACGCGGATTTCGTATCGTTTGCCGCGCCGCAAACGGCACGGCTCATTCACTCCATCGCGTCTCGTCTTCGCATCACAAACGCTCCGCTGGTTTGCGATGCGATTTTTCGTTCTGAATGCCGCGCTCCGGGAGCGACCCGGACTCCTCTGATCGTGAGGCGGTCTCTAGCCGCGCGGCTCATCTTCCTTTGTCTCCCGCCTGTTCTTGTGCCGGCGGCGGAATCTTCCCTGCCGCAGCGCCCACATGTCATCGGATATTTGCCTGCGCCGCGCCGCGTCCTCCCGCTGCTGGGCGCAGGTCCTTTGATATGCCTTGTACTTTTCGCATGTGCCGTGACAACGCTCATGCTTTTCAGGGCAGTGAAAACAGGGCGACTTCATTCTCTCCATCCCCTTCAAGAGGTGTGTTCAGCGGGCAGGACGGAACCATGCGGGAGGTGCGACGGTGAGATGCTGCCGCCGCGTTGCACATGAGCTTTCGTCTGCGGAAAGGAGTAAATCGCAGCCGGTGAATACCGAACGCCCGCCCTTTTACCCGCCGAACGGAATGGAACCAACGAAAGCAAACGATCTGCTGTCCCACTTCCATTCTCTTGGAGAATGAGCTGAAAAGGCAAGCCTGCTCGCAAGATAAACGCCCGGGAAAACAAGATAAAACGCTCTCCCGGAGCATAAAAAAACGCAGGCCCGAAAGCCTGCGCATGCACCCCCTGTTTTTCCGCTGCCGGGGGTCGTGATATTCTTTTCCCTGTGAAGCCGCCGCATCGTTCTGACATTCAAGGCGCACAAATCGCTTGGTGGATGTGGGTAAACTACTATACGCCGTTGTGCGAAGGGCCGGCCGTTTTTCCGCCACCCCTCCCCCTTGGATCTTCGTCTCCCCTCCTACCCCCTCCCACGGTGCCAGGGACCGCGGCGGAGATCGGCCCCCCGCCGCAGCCCGCCGGACCTCATCGCCCCGCGCCCCGCGCCGCCGCCCTTCGCCACAGTTTTGCCACAGCACCCCCAGAAAACCGCATAGAATCAACGAAAATATTTAATAGCTTCTTAAATATCGCCGAATTGCCCCCGCTCCGCAGATCGCCGCAGCAGCTCGCCCCGCCTCGCCCTGGACCTTCCGCGCCCCGTCCGCGCCTTTTGAATGTTCGCGCGCCCTACTTCTACCGATAACCTGTAATTTTTTTATCCGCTCTCTGTAAGTATTATTTATCTATTCTTGAATATCCGGTATATCTTAACTTCTCAGTAACTTAACTGTACCG